TTAATGGTCGTATTGTACTTTGATTTGCAGGTGTAGCTGAAAATTTAATCGCATCTCCTGAAAAACTTGTAGGATTAAATCCAACTAAATCAACTCTTCCAGCTGAAGTGTTGTAAGAACCTATATTATCAACTTCTACTCCTCCACCCGTATTTACTATCTGTAAAACGTTAGAGTTTAATCTATTTTCAATTGTACATTCTTTTGAATTAAAAGTAAATCTTGAAGATGTTACAATTTTAAATGTATCATCTGACACAGCCAATGCTACAGGAAAAGTTATATTATAATTTTTAGCTATGCCTAAAGATGGTATCAACCTTTGTTGAACCTTTATTGCCATTCTTGTGTTTAATATAGCTTCGTCTATTTCATCAATGATAGTTAGTAAGTTCGATCTTCTAAAAACACTTCCAAATTTTTTCAAGTTATTTGCAAAGAATGTATTGATATTTGTTTGTATTAAATCTTGTGTGGCTCCTGATGTACTACTCGTTAAATCTGGATCAAAGTTAAATGTTGTAGATAATTCCAAAAATGTAGTTTGTGGATCTATAAACACCGTATCGATACTAGCAACAGCAAAGTTATTTGTTAATTCACTTATGATTCGTGATTTGACGTCTAACTGAGTTGCATCATCTACATCTGATTTAAATTTTGCTGACACGTACACTCTGCCGTAAACAGGAGGATCGTTGTCTGCTCCACCCCAAGATGTAACATCATCGATGTATGATCCGTAGTTAGTTAAAATTTGTGCAGTATAATCTTCAGCCGTTACCATTCGTCTTTGAGATGTAAAATATAAAGGAGCATTTTGTCTGATTGATTCTATGCCTTCTCTAAATGATCCACCTGCCGCAGCTGATGTAGTAGTACTTACAATATTAACACCACTTACTTGCGCTGTTGTTGAAAAAATACTTGCACCGTTAGCATCAGGTCCTTTTGTAGATAAGTAATCTATTACAATTTTATTGCCTGCTTCTGGAGCTTTACCTGTACTTATACCATCTCCGAATATTACTTCATAATATCCATTAGGTACTTCTTTAATTTGATAGTGTGTAGAAGCAGCAGTTATTCTAGTTGCTTCTTTAATATTAGTGTAAGTATCAAAAGTAGAACTACCCGCATCATCAAATACTCTAACACGTATTGTAGTCGTATCCATACTTAAATCAGGTATTACATAAATTTGTGAATCAGTTGTATCACCTACAAAGAATGTTTTTGTTTTTTCTATTCCTTCATAAATTGGAATATCAGATAAACCTTGAGATGTTTTAAATGTATATGTACCTGACGAATTAGGCACTGCAGCATATGCTTCTCTTGTTTGAAAAGTATAACTAACACTATCTATTGAAGTTGTGAATTGTGTGTTTCTTGGTAAAGTAATCAAACTCGGTCTGTTAACATCTGTTATAGTGATAGTGATTGCAAGTTTAGCTAGTGATGAAGCATAAGATCTTGGAACATAACCTAAAGCTTCTGCATGAGATATAATAGAACTTCTTAATTGTGCGGTATTTAAAAAACTTTCATTAAGTGCAAAGTTAGTTGTCAATCCATTAAAGTGTGTATTGTAAGCTAATACATCTAGTATGTTACTTAAACCAGAAGCTTCAAAATCATAATCAGCAAATTCACTTTGTCTTTTAAAATAATCTTTAAGTCTTGTTTTGATGGTATCAAAATCGAGATCTGTTGATGTTATTGTTGTTGCCATTTATCTTAACCTTGTTAAATTTAATTCTACTGAATCTTGTTGTAAAGTAGCTACTATTAAAAAATTTACTTTGACTCTTACTTCGTGTCTATCTGGACTTACTACGCTCGTAATATTTATTACTCGAGCTCTTGGTTCAAATATTTCAATGGCTCTTGCAATATCACCTTCTAAATTTACATCATCTATTTCAGTGCTTAATCTAAACAACATAGCAGAAAGGTTGCCACCAAACCTATGCATAAAAGGTCTTTCAGTGAAATTAGTTAATAGTAAATTTCTTACTGCTTGTTTTACAGCAGCTCCACCTGTTTTTTTAAAAACATCTGCAGGTAAATTAGTACCTGAATCATCTGTTCCTATAAATTTTGCAGCAAATGATAGATCAATATCTTGATCAACACGTGTTCGCGAAACAGCTATACTGGTTTTATTAAGATTTCCATCTTCATTCGAAAAAACTCTTGTAGGCATTCTGTTTCCTTAAGTATATGTTCTATTTATACATAAAATTACGTATAACCACCTGATGAAGTACTTGATGAGCCACCGCTTGATGATCCATTTGAAGAACTACTTACTTCGTTAGAAGGATACAACGTATATAAATTTGTATTGTAATCTTTTACTCCATGATTTTGATTAGACAATGGCATCCAAAATTCTATCTCAGGATATTCTATAAATGTATGTTTATGAAAACTTTCTCCGACTTTACTTTGATCTAGATATATCGGATAAAAATAACCTTTTTGGCCAGATGAACCGCCGAAGTTACTAGTTCCAAATACTACATATACTTTATCTTCGTCTAAAGGTTGTGGTGCAGTAGTTTTCGGTTCTTCTTGACCAACTTCTAAAAATTCACCTGTAGCTTGAACTGCATTGTTAAATCTTGTTTCTATTACTTCATTATATGTTACACTCCACGGTGCTATTATTTCAGGCATTACAAGTACGATATCAACATGTAGTTTACCGTTAGGATCATAGCTATCATAATTGAGTATTATTTTATCATAGTTAATATTATTTTTAAGATAAACAGCTAGATCAAATGTTTTATCAAATGCTATTTGACCATCTTCTCCTATAACTTCATATACTACTGCTCTTCCATTAGTCTTTAAATAATTTATACCATCTGTTACATCTAAATTTTCTGTAGGTCCTTCTCTGTAATATCCTTCAGACACAACTAATCTAAACTTTTCAAATCCTTTTGCACCTCGTAATCCTGGCGATGAATTGATAGTTTGCATTACTTGAGCGTGTAAATAATATTGCTTAGCTAACAATAATTTATCTTCTGTAGTTAAATGATTTATACTAGTAGGATCACCATAACTACCTAAGAATTTAGATAGTGTAATGCTTTGTGCTAATCGAGTACGACGTGTTATTTCAGGCTGAAACGTAGGGTCGTATTGAGCGTCTGGTAATATGTCTAATGTAAGTGCCATTATGTTTGATATACTTTCGATTTAGGATTAGAAGGTCCCATAGGTTCACTTCCTCTTTGTGATTTATCTTTAATGCTAACTGACTTTCCAAATTGTGGAGGTATAGTATTTGCAAAGTTTTTAGAAACTAAACCTTCTGATATAGCCTCACCAACAAACGTTTCATTCGCAATTGTATTTGGATCACGTAATTTAGATCTAACTGATTTTGTATTTAATTCTGTTTCTGATATTCCGCCATAGTTTCTACTTTTATTGATAGTATATTTTAAATCTTCGAATGTATCTACTTCAACTTGTCTTATGCCTACTACTGGAGATGTTCTTAGTCCAGAAGCTATCATTGTTGTATTAGGTTGACTAGTTTGAACTGTATTAGTTGCAGTGTTTGTTGGAGCTGACGCCGATCCACTTGCACCGATAGCTCCAGCCGTGCCAGCTCTTTGAGCTTCAACTGCTTTATCAGCTGTACCTTTAACGTCTCCATGAAATGTCGGACCTGTTACACCTTCAGTAAAGGTAGCAGACTTTGCAAATATATTATTAAAATACGCCGTAACATTAGCTCCTCCAAAAGTACTACTGTCACCTATAACTGAAAGAGAACTAGCAACTATACTAGTATTTGGTGATGAAGAAATAAATTTAGATTCACTAGTCATAACTAAATTTCCACCAGCATCTACTTCTACTACGCCTTTAACAATGTTATCAAAATCGCCTTTTATTATTTGTGTTTTATTACTTAAAACTGTTTGTGTATCTGCACCTACAATCGTTTCAGCTTTATTTTGTCCTATTTCAGTAGTTTTATTTTTGGCAATGGTTTGTACTGAATTGCTTTTTATAACTTCTTCTTTATCTCCTACAACATTTACATTAAAGTCACCACCAACTTCTAAGTCAAAATCACCTGCAACTTTCATTTTTAAGTTACCGTTGTATACTACTTCACCATCACCTTCAACAATAACCTTTTCATTAGCCGCTACGATTCTTATTGCATTGTTAGTAGAACTATAAATCACTGTTCCATCTGCACGCATCTCTACGCCTGAACCAGTTCTGTGTCGAATCATA